CCTAAAGAATATTACGATGAAGCACTATCGAGATTTGATCCTTCTCGTAACGTTATTGTTTTTTCTGACGATCCTCAATGGTGTGGGACTGTATTTACTGATGACAGGTTCCTCTTCTCTGAGGGCGGCGATAACTTAGCTGATCTCTGCATGATGACCCTATGCACAGATTTTATTATTGCTAATTCATCATTCTCTTGGTGGGGATCTTGGTTATGTGAAAATAAAGATAAGCGTATTATCGCTCCGAACAAATGGTTTGGTACTGGTTATACCGCAGCACACGATACGTCTGACTTATATTGTTCAAATTGGGAGGTAATCTAATGGAAGAATTAGAATTTATAGAACAAGAATATATTTCTTTAAAAGAAGCAACATTTATTATTCCGTTGAGAATTGAAACGGATGATAGAATGCGTAATATCATTACTACGTTAACTTATCTTCTTCGTGGTTTTGATACTACAGTTATTGTAAAGGAATTTGATAGTGTATCAACATTTGAAGAAACAGTTCTTCCTCAACTCAAACAAGCTTTAACTGAACAACAATTAAAAAATCTTGTTCATATATTTGAACAAACTGAAGAGTATATTTTTCATCGAACAAGATTGCTTAATGACATGACGATGATGGCTAAAACGCCAATCGTTGTTAATTACGATAGTGATATTATTCTACCAAAGCATGTGTATAAGCAGGCTGTAGATTTAATCATGAATGGATATTCTAATCCACAATTCCCTGATGCAAAACCAGAACCTGTTAAGGTTGTGTATCCTTATGGGTATGGAGATTATCAGCGACAAGTATTATTTACTGACGAGCAAGCAAGCAATTTTATTAATTCTAATTTTAATTTTTTGGCACTTACAGATACGAAAATATGGGATGCTAAGTTTGGGTTCTGTCAATTTTTTGATAGAGAAGAATACATTCGTCTAGGAATGGAGAATGAAAACTTTGTATCTTATGGTTATGAAGATGACGAAAGATATAATCGTTTCAATCAACTTTCTCATGTAGCAAGAATTGATGATGCAGTCTATCACTTAGAGCATAAGAGAACATCTAATTCTTGGTTTAATAATCCTCATATTGAAGAGAACAGAAAATTATTTGAATACTTATCAAGAATATCTCCAGATAATATTTTAAAATATTATACTAATCAATCTTATATGGCAAATCGCGGTATTATTCACGGGAAGAAGATTGGTGGATAAAAATAAGTCAGTATATAAGTTAAAAGATTTCCCTAAGTGTTTGTGGATTAATCTTGATAGATATCCAGAAAGAAAAAAATATATGGAAGATCAATTTTCCTACTGGGAAATTGAGGATCATCACCGTATTACTGGTATTGATGGTAAAGAAGATGATCCTACTTCATATTTGAAGGGAACTATTCCTCATAATATGAACCAAGGTGAGATTGCTTGTGTTCTTTCTCATTTGAATGCAATTAAATATTTTTTGTATGAAACTGATCTTCCTGAAATTATGATCATGGAAGATGATATTGATCTTTCTACTGCTAAGTATTGGAATTTTACTTGGAAAGAAGTAAGAAAAAGACTTCCTATTAATTTTGATACTTGCCAGTTTACTATTATTAATCCAAATGGCATCACGTTAAAGTTGCATCATAGATTTATTAATGATTTTTCTGCAGCATGTTATTTAATTACAAGACATCATGCGGAAAAAATTTTTAAACTTCATAACAGAGGATCCTGCTGGAAGATTGATCAAAATATAAAACCAAGGGCTGTATCTGAAGATTTAATTCTCGATAGTGGCAAGGGATATTCTACTCCACTATTCAATTATCGATTAGATCTTGGGTCTGCTATTCATGAAGAACACATTGATATCTTTCACAAAGATAGTAGAAATGCTCTTGCTGAATTTTGGCAACAACAAGGTCCAGATCAATCAGTAGAACAGATTATGGAATTAGATGAATATTGTGGTAGAATACCTCCACAAGTGTACTTAAATCAACAACAATGAAAGTTATAGATCATATTGGCATTTTTGAAAATGCTGTTCCAGATGAGTTTTGTGATGCTGTTATTCATGCATTTGATAGATGGATGGATAAAAAGATGACACCCGACGTAAAACCATGGGTTGCTTCTGGGGAAGCTCAGTTTGTGGAAGGCAACATGTGCAGGAAAGATGAACAATTATATCTGGAAGCAGTTGATTTAAAACTAGCAATGCAACTCAACACTTTTGTTGGGAAGGGATTTGAGGAGTATGCAACGGAATACAGTGGAATAATTCAGCATAGTGATCCTGTATCATCATGGACAACCAAAGTTCAAAAAACTGTAGCGGGTGGTGGATTTCACAAATGGCATTGTGAAAATGGCGTGTACATGTATCGAGATAGAGTTTTAACTTGGATGGTTTATCTAAATGATATCCCAGCTGAAAATGGCGGTGCAACAGATTTTTTGTATCAAAAATTATCTTTGCATCCAAAGAAGGGAACTTTAGTTCTTTGGCCAGCTTTATATACTCATATGCATAGAGGAGGATTTTTGACTGGTCCTATAGATAAATATATTGCGACTGGATGGTTTCTTAGAGAACCTGGAGCAGTAACAGATAACTTTTTAAAATCCTTGTGATTATATACACATGTATTACTAACGGGTATGATAGAATATCCGAAAATAATTACTATGATCCTGATATTAGATACGTTTGTTTCTATGATGGTGAATTAGAAAAAATTGGTCCGTGGGAATATATTGAATTAAATCTAGATATTGAATGTCCAGTCAGACGGTCTTATCATCCAAAACATCTCCCCCATCATTATTTTGATGAGGGAGAATTAACAGTATGGGTAGATGGTTGCTATCTTTTAACAAAAGAATTTACAGATTTTTCTAAACAAATATTTTCTGAGCATGATTTTTGTTTACAAAAACATCCAGATGAAAGATCTTTGCTTGCGGAGTTTTCTAAGTTATATTTTCAAGGATTTTCTACTGCTGATGAAATCGTTGAAATGGCATCTAAAATTAAAGAACTTGGATATACTTTATTAGATTATCATCAAACAATTAACTGTGCTATTTGGAGAAAAATTTGTCCAGTAGTTAATGAATGGAATGATCTTTGGAGAGAATGGTATGATCTTGGAGTAAATAGAGATCAAATTTCAAGTTCTGTCGCAGAATTTTTAGTAGCAAAAAATTATAAGTCTCCACTTAATTATATTGTTAATAGGGTTAAACCTCAACTAGATTTTAGATATAGTATTGCGAGAAAAAAACAATATAAAGAAGCATATAATTTACATCCAATACCAACAATGAAACAAAGAATTGCATTGTTGGATAAATTGAAAGAAATTTTTGGCGAACCTGTTGACACTTTCACTGTCAATAGAATGTATGCATGTGTAAGATATACCCCATTTGAATTAAACAATTATGTCGAAAAGAAAGACATGGTTGTATACACATGCATTACTAATGGATATGATGAATTTGTTCCAATTAATTATTATGATCCTGAAGTTAGATATGTTTGTTTCCACGATGGAACCATTGATACAACAGTGGGACCATGGGAATATATTGATATAAGAGATTATCATCAGGAAGAATGTCCTCGCAGATTATCTTTTTTTCCTAAAGCTAATCCTCATATTTGGTTTCCAAATGGAACAAATACAATCTGGATTGATGGATGCTATCAGCATACCAGAGAGTTTATTAATAGGAGTAGAGGATGTTTTCCATTCACTATGCTAAGACATGCATCAAGATTTTCTTATTTTGATGAAATGTTAGAAGGATTTACTTGTGCATTTTTTTCTTACGAAGATGCAATTCATCTTACTAAAGAGCTAAAAAAAGTTGGGTATAATTTTAGAACTTATGGAAGTCCTTTAGGAACTATTGTTTGGAGAACCATGAGTGATGAGATGACAGAGTTTAATAAACTATGGTATAAATGGTCGCTCATAGGATGTAATAGAGATCAAATATCTTTTGATGCTGCATTAAGATTTTCTACAGTTGATTTGCCATCTGTCTATGAGCATAGAGAACATTCTGGTGTACCTTTAGGATATTTTAATAAGAAGGGTAGAAAAGGAATGCACCCGCAAAGAGGAGATAAAAAACAATATTTACGACAAGAAGAATTCTTAAATGAATTAGAACAGTTAACTGGAATGAACCCTAAATTATATACAGGATATCCAGCTCACGATTTTTACATGAAAGTATACGGAATTATTGAATGATTATCTACACTTGTATTACTAATAATTACTGCGAACTTCCTGAACTGGAAGATTTGGGGCATCAATATATTTGCTTTCATGATGGCACGGTGGAACCAAAATCACCTTGGGAATTAAGAGACATTAAGTTCCAACATGAGGATCCCGTAGTTCTTTCAAGGCATCCGAAGATAATGTTTCATGAATATTTTGATGAGCCTTGTGTTTATGTTGATGCTTCTCGATTACATTTAATAAACAATGAAGAATTTTTTAATGTGTCTGAAAAAATTCTTAGAAAGAAAAAATTATTTGTTCTAGAGCATCCAGAACATCATAATTTTTTTGAAGAATGTTTAGAATACTATATCAGATCTTGGGTAAAGGAAGATATTATTTTTAATTGTACTGAGCATTTAAGATCTGAAAATTATGATTTTTTAAATCATGAAACATTTTTTGCTTGCATATTATGGAGACGCCCAACTAATGAAGTAATTAATTGGTCTAATCTTTGGTGGAGCATGTATGAAAAATGCAATCCAAGGGATCAATTATCAGGATCTGCATCATTAAAATTATCAAATATACCGCATACAAAAGAACATCCAGTAAAAATTATTTCTCAATTTGCTTATTATAAAGATTGGTGGAATAATCTATCAGGAGGATCTGGAAATTATTCTATAGATAATCCTTATCTAGATTGGAAATCTTTTCTTGATAAATTGTCAACTTCATCTGGAATAGACTGTAAAACAAAGATTGATATGCAGCACTTATTGTATTTCAAATCTTTAGGACACGGCGAAATTTATAACCATATGGTTAATAATAATGTGCATAATGATATTCCACCATCAAAACATAAAGATAAGTCGTACAAATTGCATAAAGAATCTTTGTTGCAAGTTGATGAAAAACCATTTATAATTTACAGTTGCATTACTAATAACTATGACAACATTCCAGAAGAAAATTATTATGATCCTAATGTAAGGTATGTGATGTTTCATGACGGCACCATAGATACAACTAAAGGTCCGTGGGAATACATCGATATTAGAAATTATTGTGATCTAACTTGTCCTAGACGTTTATCTTCTTTTCCAAAAATTAATCCTCATAAATTGTTCAATCCTGGAGATAATACTGTTTGGATAGATGCTTGTTATGTTCAGACTAAAGAATTTGTTGAGCATTCACGAAAAATATTTCCAACTAAAGGCGTAACTACTTTAGAACATTGTTATGAATTTTCTTATTATGATGAAATGTTAGAAGGTTTTATGTGTTCTTTTTTCTCTTATGAACAAGGAGTAGAATTGACAAAAAAATTATCGGAAGCAGGATACAACTTTAAAAACTATATTAGTCCTTGCTGCACTATATTATGGAGAACGATAAAAAAAGATAAAACTTTTAATCGGTTTTGTGATCTTTGGTGGGAATGGTCTTTAGTTGGTTCTAATAGAGATCAGCATTCCTTTGATGCTGCTAGACAGTTTACTGGATTGGAAGTCATTCGCTTATTTAATAAGCCACCTAAAACAAATGTAGCTGGTATTGAATTAAAATTTGATTTAAAAAACAAATATAGAAAGGGTAAACATCCTAGACGTGGAAATAAATCTCAGTGGAGAAGAAGGAATGAATTTTTAAAAGATCTTCAACAATACACTAATCTAAATCCAAAACTTTATGCTAAACATGAGCACATAACAATGATGGATTGGAATGGTGCATTTGAAAATGATACGGAAAGAAATGAATATACATCTACTTCATCTACTATTTCAAGTTTATCTAGGCAAAAACGTTTATGGGAAGAACGTGCATTGACTGTCCATGATGCTGTTTGGTCTGATCATAAATCTTCTCACTTAAAACGAATTGATGCAGAAAGATTGGAGAAATTGAAGGCGCTTCAAAAAGAATGAGTATTTATACGCATTGACTGTCAGGGAATTCTGATATATGATAAATAATGTGAAGAAATGGAAACATTTCTTAACATAATTAATCCCACAATTACTCGGAGTTTTAAATGACTGCATCCATCGCTCAACAGCGTGGAAGCAATATTTGGCAAGAGTTCTGTGAATGGGTAACTTCAACCGACAATCGTTTGTATGTTGGTTGGTTCGGAACACTGATGATTCCTACCCTTCTTGCAGCAACTATCTGCTTCATCGTTGCTTTCATCGCTGCACCTCCCGTCGATATTGACGGTATCCGTGAACCCGTTGCTGGTTCACTAATGTACGGAAACAACATCATCTCTGGTGCTGTTGTTCCATCGTCTAACGCTATTGGACTTCACTTCTATCCCATCTGGGAAGCAGCAAGTCTTGATGAATGGCTTTATAACGGTGGTCCCTTTCAGTTGATTGTTTTCCACTTCCTGATCGGCATCTACGCCTACATGGGTCGCGAGTGGGAACTTTCTTACCGTCTTGGTATGCGTCCTTGGATCTGTGTAGCATACTCAGCACCTGTTGCTGCTGCTTCTGCAGTGTTCCTGGTCTATCCTTTCGGTCAAGGTTCGTTCTCTGATGCGATGCCTCTGGGTATTTCTGGAACC